GTACCAAACAAACCATCTGATGAGGTTTTAAAACAAGCGATCCCAACTAAACCACCTCCACAGTCTACATCAAATCCAACAAAAGCAGAACAAAATATCAAACACTTAATTGAAGCGTGTGATAAAGTTGGATTAAAATCAAAATATGCAAAGTGTGCTATTCTAGGTATTTGTGGTGGTGAGTCTGGATGGTTACCTGTTGAAGAAGGGTTCTATTATACTAGCGCAGAAACTTTAGCAAAAATTTTTAGATTGACCTTCCCTACAGTAGAATCTGCACAACCTTATGTTAAATGGCAGGGTACACGAGAAGATTTTTTTAGAAAAATATATTCTCCGCAAGGTAATGGAGCATTAGTCGGGCACAAAGGTGCAGACGACGGAGCAAAGTATTTCGGTCGTGGATTTAATCAGATTACTGGTAAAGCACTGTATACGAAACTGCAAGAATTTTTAAAGAAGAGAGGGATCATAGTTGACTTTTTGAATAATCCTAAGTCGCTAATTGATGATCCAGCAGTTGCTGCTCTTGCCACTGTTGCGTTTTATGCGTTGTTTGTTAAACACGATCAGAACGATCCAGGATATTTTGTGAGTGCATTAAAACGAACTGGTGCTGATGCTAATGGTACTGGATATAAAAAGAAACAGAAATACTATGAGTATTTCCTTGGTGGTGTTGTAACAGTTGAACCTACCAATAAACCAGCAGCTGATGAACAGAAAACTTACACTAAAGAAGAAGTTAAAGATTTACCACCAGCAAAACAAGCAGCATTATTAGAAGATCGTTCATCCTCAACAACAGTTGGTTTCCAAGATCCAGCAGGTAAATATCCACTACGCAATTTAATGGATGAGCCAGACACTAATCGTCTAGCACGTGGTATAATTAAAGAAACTGCTATTGAGTTTAAAGATTCAACAAGATCAAAGCAGTTACCGATTGCAAATAGTAGCGAAACATGGGAACAACCAATTGCTCCATTTGGTGGTAAATATCCATTCTCAAAAGTTTATGAATCCGAGTCTGGTCATCTGTTTATTCTGGATGATACACCAACTCATGAGAATATCAGTCTGTATCATCGTCAAGGATCTTTCTTAGATATTGACGCAAATGGAACACAAGTTAATAAAATTGTTGGTGATGGGTATACAATTATAGACAAAAATGGATCGATATTTATCGGTGGTCGTTGTATACTAACAGTTGGAAATGGTGTGAGCATTCTGGTTCAAGGTAATGCTGACATAGAAGTTGAAGGACAATCTGTAATTAATCTTAAGAATCAAGCAGACATATCTGTAGCTAACGATTTAAATCTATCAGTTGGTGGTGATATGAAAACTAAAGTTGCTGGTAACTATACATTGGAAGCAGCTAACTTAGGATTTAAAACTGCTGGAAACATGAATGCAATAGCAGATGGTAATACGTTGATAACAGGTTCTGGATCTATGCAACTTCAGAGTGATGGTAATATGCGTCTTGATTACTCTCGTGGCGATTTTGGTAATGGCGCAGAAAAGGCAACAGTCGAGGCAACTGGATTATCCTTTATTGAATCTGGTGATGCTAGACCAAATCAGTTTGGATATCTATCGACTCCTGTTCGTCCATCCCCACCTGTTGATTTAAAGTATGCACTTGAAGAAGAGAATGAAGCAGTTATTAATGATTATGTATCAAATCCAGAAAAATATTATAATCCAAAAGCTGAAGAAAATGGAGTTAAACCAAATCTTCCACCGACACCAAAAGATTCTGGGCAAGGTAAGAGTTTAAAGTCTGATGCCCCTGCTGGTGATATACCGACGTTCTTACAGAAACAATTAGAATTAACTAAACAAAACTTCTACTGGAGAGAAACAGGTATGGGTGGTAATCCATCCAATTCAAATATTGTTCGCATCTGGATTGATCTTGGATATCCAAATCAAGCATACTGGAGATCAGATCAAACTCCATGGTGTATGGGTTTCGTTGCTTGGACACTAAAGCAATGTGGTTATCGTTACTATCAAACTGCATCATCTTGGGCAATTAGAGACTCAGCGTCTAAATTTAATGCAACAAAAGTTAGCCCAGCTGAAGCACAAGGTGGAGATATTGTTCTTTGGGATTTCGGACACGTTAACTTTGTTTATACTGCAACCAATGGTAAACTAACTTTTGTTGGTGGTAATCAGGGTGGTAAATCTAGAGACAATAATCCAAACTCTGGTGATGTAACAATTAGTTGGCCAAGTGGATGGACGCAAGCAAAGGGTGGTATCGTTGGAATCTGGCGACCAAGTAAGACATAATCATGCCTTGGACTCCTATTGAAACATTACTGGGAACTCATGCAGAGTTAGAAACCTTTACTCATAATATTGAGTATTATGAAGAAGGTGCTGCAGGAGATCCGTTGGCGATTCCACCTGTTCCTGCAGGAGAGAATACTTACTATATTGTTAGAATTATACCTCAGCAAGTGAATCCGAATAGTGTTACTTTTACTACTGGAGATCCTGGAATTATATCTGGGTTTTATAGAGGGATCTTTAATGACTCTTTAACTACCAGATCTGAGGGTGGAACTATTACTACGATAAGCACATTAGGTGCACCAGAAGGTCCAGTTTTTGATAAAGTAAATAGAGTTGGATTATCAGAAGTTATATCATTTAAAGCAGATACTACTAGAAGTAGAACATTTACGTATCTAGCAGAAGCGATAACCATCGTTGGATCTACAGTTACTGTAGTCGCTTCTAACACTTATACAATATTAGCACAAGATTTAAACTGGACTCCAGGACAACTAAACCTAAAAGGACTGATAGCAGATGCCAGCGGTAATACGACTCAATGATATGTCTACAGGGCATGGGTGTTTTGCTCCGACTCCTCTAGTACTAACTCCTGTTACTAAAACATTTTTTAATGGTATTTTGGCTGGAGTAATAGATGAACACTGTCAGCATGCCCCACATACATGCGGAGTAGTAACCCACGCTGATGTAGAGCGAGCACCATCAGTGGGTTCTACAAAATCGTTTATCGAAGGAAAAGCTGCAGCCAGAATAGGCGATGATATAGCCTGTGGGGACACTTGTGCAGAAGGATCTGCAAATTCTTTCATAGAATAACCTAAATAAGAATATGGCAAGAAATACAAGAATTTTCTCAGATTTAGACCTTAATTTCACTGCTCACCCAGTGACGAAGGATATCGTTCGTAAATATGACGATAATGCGATTAAGCAGTCACTGAAAAACCTAATTTTAACAGCTAACTACGAGAGACCATTCCATAGTGAGATCGGTTCTCAGGTTAGATCTTTATTATTCGAACCAGCATCTCCAATGTTAGCTGTTTCAATGAGAAAAGCGATATTTGATCTAGTTAACAATTTTGAACCTAGAGTAGAACTAATAGACGTTGTGGTTGATTTTAATCCAGACGGAAATACTCTTAGTGTGACGATCGAATTCAAAATTGCAAATACCGAAAGACCTTTAACTCTAGATCTAATTTTAGAGAGAACACGATAAATGGCAGAAAATAAAAAAATTAATATTGCTGAGTTAGACTTCGATCAAATCAAAGTCAATCTTAAAGAGTTTCTAAAAGGACAAACAGAGTTTCAAGATTACGATTTTGAAGGTTCGGGTTTAAGTGTCCTCTTAGACATTTTAGCATACAACACTCACTACAATGCCCTCTACGATAATCTAGCAGTAAATGAACTATTTTTAGATTCTGCGATTAAAAGAAATAGCGTAGTTTCCCTAGCTAAGATGCTAGGTTATACACCACGTTCAGCTTCATGCGCTGAAGCGACAGTCAATATTACTATCACTTCTTCTGCAGCTGGACCACAGGTAGTTGTTATCCCTGCATTTAGTGAATTTGTTTCTACTATTGATGGTGAGAATTATTCTTTTTATAATCAAGAGCCGATCACATCTTCAGCTGGACCAGCTACATTATACACAGTATCAAATGTCACACTTAGACAAGGTGAGCCATTATCATTTAGATATACTGTCGCAACAGGCACACGTTATATTATACCAAATGCCAATGTTGATTTAAATACAGTAAAGGTTCGTGTCCAAGAAAACGCACAGAGTTCTCAGTTTAATACATTTACCAGATCAACTTCTTTGGTTGACGCAAATGCAGACACAAGAGTATTTTGGGTTAAAGAAATTGATGATGGTTTATATGAATTAACTTTTGGTAATGGTGTTATTGGTCAGGGACTACAAAATGGTAATATAGTTAATATTGACTATATGGTTTCGTCACTGGACGCACCAAATGGTGCTAGAATTTTTAGTTATAGTGGATCTCCTCCATATAGCAGTGCTCTTGTTTCTATCTCAACAGTTTCTCCTGCAGGTAATGGGGATGCGCCAGAAACTGTTAACAGTATTAAGTTTAATGCACCAAGAAGTTATGCTGCGCAAAATCGTGCAGTAACTACTGAAGATTATAAGACCATTATTTACAACGAATTCCCAGAAGCAGCATCTGTATCAGTATGGGGTGGAGAGGATAATAATCCTCCAGTTTATGGTAAAACATTTATTTGCGTCAAACCAAAATCAGCTACTAAGCTAACGAACACTCAGAAGTCACAAATTGTTAATACGATTTTGTCTAGTAAGAATGTCGTTTCTGTAATTCCAGAAATGTTGGATCCAGATTATATTAATATTGCACTTGGTGTTACTGTTTATTACGATCCAAGAGCCACAACTAGAACTGCAACTGAGATACAAAATCTTGTAAGAAATACAATCACAACTTACAATGAAGAAGACTTACAAAAGTTTGAGGGTATCTATCGCCACTCAAAATTAAGTCGTTTAATCGATAACACTGAGAGAAGTGTTTTAAGTAATAATACTACTGTGTTTATTAGAAGACAGATAGATCCAAGATATAATGTTAGTGCACAGTATCTTATTAATATTGTTAATCCAATCTATACAAACGGTATCCCTCAAGAGTCTATTAGATCTACAGGATTCTATCTCTCTGACATCGATGAAACTGTTTACTATATCGATGATGATGGTGTCGGTAATATCCGTTTATTTTACATTGGATCTTCAGCAGATAAAATTGTTGTAAATCCTACAATCGGTACTGTTGATTATGCACAAGGTATTATTAACATTAAGAATCTTTTAATATCCTCTGTTGCTGGTGTTGATTTTGAACTATCAATTAAACCATCTTCAAATGATGTCGTTTCTGCTTATACACAAATTGCGCAGATCGCCCCAGAGCATTTAACTGTTACTGCTATTCCAGATCAGACAGCTAATGGTGATCTCCGTGCAGGTAAGAATTACGTATTTACAACTAGTCGTGCATAATGATTAATAAGCCAAAATTATCATCGCTGGTTTCAAAGCAACTCCCTGAGTTTATCAGGGAGGATTACCCAACATTTGTTGCTTTCTTAGAAGCATACTATGAGTGGCTTGGAACACAGGATGCTGATCTTTATACATTAAGAGATATTGATAAAACTTTAGAAAATTTTATTCAATATTTCAGAGCAGAACTTGCATTTAATTTACCAAATATTGATGTTAATGAGAAGTTTTTATTAACCAATATAAAGGACAAATATCTCGCAAAAGGTTCTGAGGCATCTTTTAAGTTACTGTTTAGACTTCTGTTTAATAAAGAAGTTACAGTTGACTATCCTGGAAAGAAAATATTAAGAGCATCTGATGGTCGTTGGAATCAGGATGTTTCTATTTTTGTTAGAGTTAATGCTGGTAATCCCAACTCGATCGTAGGTAAAATAGTTGATGTTGTAACACCAGTTAAAATTATTCGCATTCTTATTGATCGTCGTCAAGATGTTGAAGTAGAAATCGATAGATTTGTTCAAATTTCTCCAGACACTTATGAATTTTACATTGATCGTCGTTTCTTCGGTGAAGTCAATGTAGGCGATCGTATTCGCTATGAAGGTATTTTTGATGGTACAATCGTATCAACAACTTCAAAAATTGATGTATTGCAACGTGGTAAAAACTTTAAAGTTGGTGAACTCTACGAAATACGAAATGGTGATGGTGCTGGCTCTATTCTAAAAGTAAAGAGCGTTGACAGTGTAGGTGGCATTTCAGCAGCTGAATTTGTTAAGTATGGTATTGGCTATGAGACAGACTTTACTGCAACTCTTATTTCTAAAACAGGGCAGACAACAACTGGTTTAGGCACTACTGCTGTAAGTGTTTCTACTGTATCAAATGCAGTAACTTCCATACAGTTATCAAATGGTGGCTCAGGATATTCAGCCACTCCTACAGTTGCGTTAAGTGGCGGTGGATTTACAACTGCAGCTACTATTGGAAGTGTGACTGTAGTTGGTGGTGTAATTACAGAAATTAAATTAGCCACGAATGGTAGTGGTTATGTAACTACACCAAATGTTATTATCGTTGACGCTACTGGAATTAATGCTTCTGCTACTGCAACAGTCGGTGAAGTTAATAACTATCAAATATTTGAAACTACTTCTGGATTTAGAGAACAAGGTTATGTAAACAAGGCTGACTATACTCAAGACATACCAACTGTTTGGGAAGCAGATAAACTGTTTACACTTGGAACTCAGTTATACTATCAAGACAGATTATATCAGGTTACAACTGCAGGTACAACATCAAATGTTCCACCAACACATAAGATCACATCAACTGTAAATGCTGGATCGTTTGTAAATGGTACTGCTTATGTTATCACTTCCATAGGGAATACTGATTTTACTTTAATCGGTGCAGCTGAAAATGCTATTGGAGTTAAATTCACAGCCACTGGTGCTGGCGCAGGAACAGGAACTGCTGGTCTTCCAGTTTCAGCTAGTAACGGAACTGCAACATTAGAATATGTTCGTGTACATGGTCCAGCATGGGATGGCACTTATGCTGGTGAAGTTATTCGTCAATTCTACTATGAGTCGGTAGACGTAGTTGTAGATCCTTTAGATCCAGCAATTATTAAAGTTTCTCTCGGATCACTAACAAAGTATCCAGGATACTACGCAACAAATGATGGATTCTTGGATGACGATATTTACATTCAAGATAGTAGATACTATCAAGTATACTCATATTTGATTAAGATTGACGAAAGATTAGAATCATACAAGTCAGCAGTAAAAACACTGGTGCACCCAGCTGGTTTAGCGTTGTTCGGTGAATATGATATTAGGAACGAGTTCCACTTAGATCTACACCTAACCTCTCTATTACAAATTTTGGTTCTTGCTTTCCAAGATGAAGTATTTGTTAATGATAATACTTTAATTGAGTTTGTTGTATCAAAACTACTTGAAACACCATTTACAACCTCAGATCAATTAACATATTCACTAAACAAACCACTGGCGCATAGTTTTTCATTATCAGACGATGCGGTTTTAAGAGACTTCTCAAAACTTTTAAGTTCTTCCACAACAGGGTTTTCTGAAACTCTCACACGAGATGTAGGAAAATCTCTTGCACATTCTGCTATTCCAACAGAAGAAATTACTGCTAAAGATTTTTCAAAGGCACTATCAACTAGTTTTACACAATCTGATAGTACCGTATTAGCAACAGATAAATATATCAGTGAATCTACTTCAGTAGTTGGCAGTGGTGGAAATATTTGGCACCAACCATATGATAACCCATTTCCAGAATCTAATGCGTATTTTGCAAACGATGCTGGTAACTACACAATAGGCGAAACAGCCTTTACAGGATAATCAACAGGAGAATTCTATGAATCTACAAGAAACAATGAAAATTACAGGTAAATTAAATATTGTCGTTCGTGACGAAATCGGCAATGTGAAACAAACATTAGATGTACCTAACTTAGTCGTTACAACTGGTAAGAACTATATCGCATCTCGTATGGTCGGTACTTCTTCTACAGTTATGAACGGTATGGCGATTGGTACTGGTACAGGAACTCCAGCAGTGGGTGATAGTGCTCTTGGCACTGAAGGTGGTCGTGTTGCACTATCAACATTTACTGCAAGTTCAAATGCTGTTACTGCGACTGCTACTTTCCCAGCAGGTACAGCGACTGGTGCTATCACTGAAGCAGGTATTTTTAACAACTCATCTACTGGCGGTACTATGCTTTGTCGTACTACTTTCCCAGTTGTTAATAAAGCAGCTGGCGATTCTATCGCTATCACTTGGGTAATCACAGTAAGCTAAAACTAAATGACTATCGCACCTTCTTCCCTTCTAAAATCATACATGCACAATTCGATTGCGGAGGGGATATACAACGAAATTACAAATAGAACTGCTAGGTACTATTATTTCCTTGGAAAAACTTTAGTCTGGAACAACGAAGATACTCCTCCATTTCCTATTGATAGTTTCAATTATGAAATGCAAACAAGAACTGAGATGATTACCTTCAAGGAAATCAAACCAACTGATGTTGCGTTTGTGATTCCAAGACATAGTTGGCAACTGAATACTGTATATGATATGTATGACGATCAATACAGTAAAGAAGTTCAAGGATATAATTTAATCTCTGGTGGTATTGGATATAGTACTGCTCCATACGTTTGGGTTGGATCAGCTGGATCAGTCACATGGACTGCTAACACAGTAATATTGCAAGGTGCGTTTATCAGAGTAACGAATGGTAATGGAGGATTTCGTTACTATGTTGCAGCGACTGGTGGAACAACTGGAACTACAGCCCCAACTCATACTGAGGGTAGTGTTACAAATGGTTCAGTTTTGTTTACTCATGTAGTTGTTACTGATGGTAATGGTTCAGGTGCTTCTGCGCAAGCAGTTATTCTAGATGGTAAAGTTATAGATGTAATTTTAGTAGAAAGAGGTATTAATTATACTTCTGCACCATCAGTACATATTGCTGGTGGACAAGGTTCTGGTGGCATCGCAAGAGCGGTAGTTAACATTGCTCCATCTGGTGTTCAAAAATTAGAAGACGCACGTTTTTATGTTGTGACAGATGAGTTTAACGTATACAAATGTCTAGACAACAATAACAATGCACAGTCTTTATATAAACCTATTGGAACAGGAGTTGATCCGATCACTTTCCCAGATGGTTACATGTGGAAATTTTTGTATAATATTCCTATTGCTTTAAGAACTAAATTTTTGACAAATGACTATATGCCTGTAGTCACAGCACTAAAGAATCAATTTTATTCAAGTGGTAATCTACAAGCTATTAGAATTGATCAGGCTGGATCAGGATATACAACTGGAACAATTACTGTACAGGGTGATGGATATCTTGAACAAGATCCAATTTATATTACTGCTGGAACTATCTCAAATCAGGGAACTGGATACTCATCAGCTACATTAACAGTAACACCACCATTCTCAAACGTCTCTGCGTGGTTGCCAAGCACTTTAGTTATTCAAGGACAGAAACTTTCTTACAATAGTAATATTTACGAGGTTTCTGTTTCTGGTACTACAGGGACTGTTGGACCAATTCATCGCTATGATATTGTAGCAAATGGAACATCTGCACTAAAATATATTGGTACTACTATTACTGGAACAGTTACACTTACTGGTAGTAATGTCACAGCTATTAATCTTTCTGGTATGATTCGTGACATTCAGATTATTAGTAATGGTTCTGGATATACTTCTGCTCCAGTTGTTAATATTACTGGTGGTAGTGGAACAGGTTCTCATGCTGCAGCAGTTTTACAAAATGGTAGTGTCATTCAGGTTATTGTTACAAATAATGGAGACGGATTTACTTCTGCTCCAACGATCACTTTCGGAACACCTTGGGCATCACAAGCAGAAGTTTCTTTAAGTGATCAAATTTTTTCAAGTAATAGATTATACACCGTAACCTCTGCTACTCCACAATTAAATATTTCTAGAGCATCATATACTGGTAAATCAGTATCCGTCAATGCGAGAGATACTGCACCTTCAGGTATTACATTTTCAGCTGATGGTACAAAAATGTTTGTGTTGGGTGATACTGGGAATAATGTTGTAGTATATAATCTTTCTACAGCTTGGGATGTTTCTACTGCAGGGTTTTCTTACGAATCTGGCGCATTACAAACTGAAACTGCTCCTACAGGAATAGCATTCTCTTCTGATGGTTTAAAGATGTATGTTGTTGGAACAGTAGGAGATTCTGTACAAGAATATACATTAGCTACCCCATGGACAATTTCAACTAGTGCTCTTACTGCAGCAGCATCTTTTTCAATACTATCACAAGATACTACTTCTGGTGGATTAGCATTTAGTTCAACAGGAAATAAAATGTGGGTGGTTGGTTCAACAGGTGATGCTGTTTATGAATATACACTATCAACTCCATGGAGTGTTTCTACTGCATCTTTTACTACTTCTTTTAACGTAGCTACTCAAACTACTAGTGCTGGTGATATTTGTTTTAGTGCTGATGGTAAATATATGTTAGTAGTAGATTCTAGTACTGATATCATTTATCAATATACTTTGGGTACAGCTAATTCAATAGCAACCGCACTATATACAACTTCATTTTTTGTAGGTGGCTCAGAAGCAACTCCTACAGGAATATTTTTACATCCTTCTAATCAGTTTTTCTATGTAGTTGGTACCAATGGAGATACTGTTTATCAGTTTCAAAATTTACTTTTATCTAAACTGGGAACTGTAGCTCCATCTCATATTTCTGGAACAGCTGTTAATGGTGATGTGATTTTAACCTATGTTGGCTCTCCTGCAACTGCAACATCATCTTTAAAATATGGAGCAGGTTATTCTGCTGTCCCAACAGCAACTATTGTTGGTAATACTGGATCTTCTGGAGCCACTGTTACATTTTCCTCTGTTAAATCTGAAGCGAAGTTAATTCCAATTTTTGATGCTGGACAATTAGTAGATGTGCAGATCGATGATGGTGGTATCGGATACAGTTATGTTAACTTAACAGTTAATGGTAATGGTTCGGGTGCAGAAATTTCTGCCTTACTATCCCCTGGTGATATTAACTCACTACAGGCAAACATTGAATTGTTGACAATTGATGGTAGAATTATGTCAATACCGATTGTTTCTGGTGGATGGGGTTATGCTGCAGCGACAGTTACAATTGAAGGTGATGGTACTGGTGCAACAGCAACTGCTGTGATTGAAAATGGAACCATTAAGAAAATAAATATGGTTGCTTATGGACAAAACTATCGTTGGGCTAGAGCAGTAATTTCTGGTAATGGTTATGGAGCAAAAGCACGACCTGTAATCACACCATTTGGTGGACACGGTAAATATGCTATCAATGGTCTATTTGCTAGAACATTGATGTTTTATACTAATATCTCTGGTGATAAGAATCAAGGTTTTATTGTAAATAACGATTATCGTCAACTTGGAATTGTTAAAAACCCAAGACAGTATAATAGCACTACAAACGCTGTAGCAATTTCAGGTTCAGCATGTTTTGTTATTTCTGGTAATATTAGCACCACATTTTTCCCAGCTGACTCTATTATTAGAGAATCAGTAACATCAAGAAGATTTAGAGTAGTTACAAACACAGGATCGGCTGCACTCGTTCAATCATTAGATAATTTTGTACCACAGATTGGTACAACTTTTGTTAATGATGGGAACTTCACTTTTGTGGCAAACGCAGTTACCCTACCTACGATAGATAAATATTCTGGAGATCTTTTGTTTATAGACAATAGACAAGGTTTTACTCCAACTATCGACCAGTCTGTTACATTGAGAACTATTCTCCGTTTTTAAGAATAAATAAAAGCGACAACCATTAGGACAAAGAGTTAAAGAATGATAGACTTCAACACAGAACCATATAATGACGATTTTGACGAGAATAATAAATTCTATCGAATCTTATTTCGACCAAGTTTCGCTGTGCAAGCTAGAGAACTTACACAGATGCAAACGATTCTTCAGAATCAAGTTAAGTATCATGGAGACCACATCTTTAAACAAGGTGCAATGGTTATTCCAGGACAGGTTTCTATTGATTCAGAAGTGCACTATGTTAAATTGCAATCAACATACGCTGGTGCGGTAGTTGAAACCTATGTTAATGAATTAGAAGGATTGACTGTTGTTGGTCAAAGTGGTCTAACTGCGCAAGTTATTAAAGTAGAAAATGCTTCAGGTGCAGATTTTGCAACTCTTTATGTTCGTTACACTAACTCTGGTGACAATAATACAACAAAGACTTTTGCTGATGATGAGATTATTACTCCACAGGATGCTTTACTTTCTGCATATACTGTACAGGCAATTTCTTCAGGTGCAATAGGAACTGGTTCAACTGCAACAGTTGAACGTGGTGTATACTATATCAATGGTCATTTTGTTTTAGTTGATAATCAAACTATTACACTAGACAAATATTCAAACACTCCAACATATCGTGTTGGATTAACTGTAGAAGAAAAACTAATTACTCCAGAAGATTCAGGTTATGAAATGCTTCTGGACAATGCACAGAACAGCTATAACTTTGCTGCTCCAGGTGCGCATCGATACTATATTGACTTAATCTTATCTAAAAAAGGTATTAATGCTACTGATGATGTAGACTTCGTTGAGTTACTTCGTGTAGATGAAGGACAAATCAAGCGTCACGTAACTAGAACAGAATACTCTCAAATAGAAAAAACTTTGGCTCGTCGTACATTTGATGAGTCTGGTAATTACACTGTTCGTAGTTTCCCTATTGATATTCGTGAACATCGCAATAATAATCGTGGTGCGTGGGATGATAACACTGCTTATCTCATCGGAGACGTTGTAACTAGTGGGACTAATTCAGCAGGCAACCCAATCACATATGTTGCAAAAAATTCAGCAACATCAATTAACATCGCTCCAGTTCATACATCTGGTTCTGCTTATGATGGTCCAGGATCTACTGGTGTTCAGTGGGAATATAATCAAAACCCATATTACAATCGTGGTATCTATACACCAGAAGATGGTGGAGATGAAGCAAAACTTGCTGTTGGTTTAGAACCAGGAAAAGCATATGTGCAGGGTTATGAGATTGAAAAAGTTTCAACGGAGTATGTTCCAGTAGATAAATCAAGAACATTCGTACAGGTTGATAATGCAATTATCCCTGCGACTGTTGGTAACTACATTCTTATCACAAACGTAAATAATCTTCCACCTGTAAATACATTTGGTAGAGTTACACTTTATGATCGTTTGACTGGCTCAGGTGGTCGTGGTTCTTCTGCTGGAACTGCAGTTGGTACAGCACGTGTTCGTTTTATCGAATGGCATAATGGTACAATTGGTACGAATGCAGCGATTTACAAACTAGGTTTGTTTGATGTTCAATTAAATGCTGGTGCAACTACTCGTAAGATTAAATCATTCTTTTTTGATAATGGAGACGCTAATCTTAATTTTACTGCAGATATTGAACCAGAATACAATCGTTTAATCGGTGCAGTTACTGCTGCTGGTGTGCAAAACGTAACAGGTGCAGGAACTTCTTTCCAGACTGATCTTGTAGTTGGTGACTATGTTCGTCTAGGTACTGACATTCGTAGAGTTACAGCAGTTAATTCACAAACATCTATTACAGTTGATGCTAACGTAACTGTTACTGGTGCAACTATTGATAGAGTAATAACTACTGTTCGTGAACCAGAAAATGTTTCTTTATTATATCAATTCCCATACTATGCTATTAAATCTGTAAGAAGTGCACTTGGTACAAACGATACTGCATACACAGTTTATGAAAGATTTGCAGGAACTACATCTTCAGGTTCTGGTGGTACTTGCACATTAACCGCTACAACATCAAGTGGAACATTTGCCTCTGCAGCAGAAACTGACAACTATATTTTAGTTAATAATGATTCTACTTCAGGTGGTGCTATTGTAGCACCAAATAGCATCACTGTATCTGGATCAACTGTTCAATTTGTTTTACCAGATACATATGCTTCTACTAACTTTATTATTATCGGTGCTGTTAATAAGACTGGCGCAACACTAACTGAGAAATCCAAAACTTTAACAACTACAACAGTCACATTTAGCACACAAGCTGCTGCAACTAAGAGTGAATTACTTTTAGGTAAAGCAGATGGTTATAGATTGATTAGTGTTAAGATGGATACTGGAACATTTGCCTCTCCATCTGGATCTTATTCTGTAGATATTTTAGATCGTTACGATTTTGATTCTGGACAAAGATCTACCCATTACGATGTCGCAAGATTAGTTTTAAGATCCTCTTACGCTGCACCTAGTGCTCCTGTTCAAGTTGTTTATGAGTACTTCCAGCATTCTACTGGAGATTACTTTACTGTAAACTCATACCCAGCAAATGTAGCATATGGAAGCATTCCAATTTACCAAGGAATTTCTCTAAGAGATTTTATTGACTTTAGACCACGTATTTCTGATGATGGTGCAGATTTTGCCAGCTCTGGCTCTTCAATCTCTTTAGTTCCAAAACGTGGTATTGATATTCGTGCTGACTTCCAATACTACTTGGCACGTAAGACTAAGATTGCTATCGACTTTAATGGTCAATTTTTTGCAATTGATGGTGTTCCTTCTCTAATTCCTGGAGAGCCATTAGATCCATCTCTTGGTATGATTCTTTATGATCTATCGTTAGAACCATACACATTCGGTACTGCAAGTAATAATGTTGTTATTAACTCTCATGACAATAAGCGTTACACGATGCGTGATATTGGTAAACTTGAAAAACGAATCGATAACCTAGAGTACTATACTTCTCTTTCTTTACTGGAACAACAAACAGAATCATTAGACATTGTTGACTCTACAGGTGAGTCAAGATTTAAGAATGGTTTTATTGTAGATGGTTTTACAGGACATAATACTGGTGATGTTACATCTGCAGATTATCTCTGTTCTATTGATATGGAAAAGGCAGAACTTCGTCCATTCTATTCGATGCAGAACGTAAATCTTATTGAGAAAAATTCTAATAATACTCAACGCACTGCAAGTAACTATCAATTATATGGTGATGTCATCACACTTCCAGTGATTGAACATGTTCCATTAGTTAAACAAGATTATGCATCTCGTTTAGAAAACATCAATCCGTTTGCTATTTTTACATTCTTAGGTAACGTAACTCTGACTCCAGCAACAGATGATTGGTTTGAAGTTGATCGTCGTCCAGATATCGTAAACGAAGTTGAAGGTAACTTCAATGTGATGAAGAATATTGCTGAAAGATCTGGAGTTCTTGGAACAGTGTGGAACGCATGGCAGACTCAGTGGTCTGGTGCTTCTACTACAACTAGAACAGTATTTACTGCTGGTGATAACTGGGCATCTGGTCCAAGTTGTAGCAGATCGTGTTCTTTCTACCGCAGCTATCCCATACATTCGATCAAGAAATATTCTAGTACAAGTTAAAGGATTAAAACCAAACACACGTTTCTATCCATTCTTTGACGACATCGATGTTACTGCACAGTCAACTCCAGCTTCAAAGATTGTTTACAATCCGACTGGTGCGACCGCAGCTGCTAAACTTACTACTCACAACTCTTTTGATGACTCTACAAATGTCGGTGGTCTATCAACTGATGTAGCACGTCGTATTGCTGGTGATACACAGGTATGTTTAAATCGTGGTGACGTAGTCACTGGACAAACTTCTGGTGCAACTGCTGTTATTGTTGGTAAAGAATATAACCCAGATACTGATGTATATTCACTATTTGTTTCAAATATTAGAGGAACATTTACTGCGGGTGAAACTTTTGTTGGTTCGATATCTGGAGCGACAGGTGCATATACTTCTATCACCACAAACACTGTAGGTGGTAATCTAGTTACAAACTTCAGCGGTGATTTAAATCTATTGTTTAATATTCCAAACACTGAGGCATTACGTTTCCGTACTGGTGCACGTGAGTTTAAACTTGTAGATACAGACCAAGCCCTTGGAGCGTTTACTTCTCGTGGTCGTGGTATCTATCGTGCGCAGGGTATCCTTGAAACTCGTCAGCAAACTGTTAATGCAGTTCGTAATGCCGAACTTGTTGAAGAACAGATTCGTGACAATCGAGTTATTGTTCAGACTTCTGATCGTATTGTTGCAGATACTGGTTGGTGGGATCCACTTGCACAGACATTCCTTGTTGAGCAAAAGGGTGGTGCATTCTTAACTAAAGTTGATATCTTCTTTGCATCTAAAGATCCAGCTATTCCTGTGAATCTAGAGATTCGTGAGGTTGTAAACGGATATCCAGGAAAATTAGTTTTACCATTCTCTAAAGTATCAATTAAACCAGAACAAGTAAATCTATCAGCTACTACAGTTATGGTTGATGGTGTTTCTGTACCAAAGTACGATACTCCAACTACATTTAACTTCCCAAGTCCAGTGTACGTGCAAAACAACACTGAGTATGCGATTATTCTGTCATCAGACTCAAATAACTACAAAGTTTGGATCTCTCAGATTGGAGATCAGATTCCAGGATCTTCTCGTACAATTTCTGAACAGCCATATATGGGTGTATTCTTCAAATCACAGAACGCATCTACTTGGACTGCTGATCAAACTCAAGATTTGAAGTTTACGATTTATCGTGCTAAGTTTGAAACTAATACTGTTGGTAACATCGAGTTTGTGAATGATGTTCTACCATATCAGACTTTAGACTTTGATCCAGTAGAAACTAGAACTGGTGTGAGTAAGATTCGTGTATATCAACAGAATCATGGTATGCCTGCTAGTTCACGTGTTGTAATTACTGATTCGAATGCTACTCGTTTAACTGGTGTAGCTGGAACAGGAACAATTACTACTTCTACATCAAACACTACCGTAACTGGTGTAGGAACATCGTTTACTACACAACTGGTAGTTGGTTCTGCTCTATTTAATAATGCTGGAACTTATGTTGGTAAGATTGCTTCTATTTCAAGTAATACTTCTGCAACTCTTGCAGCTAATGCTATCGTTGCATTGGCAGGAACTGCGTTTAAATATACAGCACCAATCAATGGTATCCCAACTCCAGAATTCTACACCACTCATATTATCAGTGATGTAGATCTAGATTCTTACTGCATTACTGTAGCTTCAAATGCTACTGCGACTGGATATGCTGGTGGTACTACTATTCGTGCAACTCGTAATATTCAATACGATGAAGTGCAGCCACTTGTTCAAGTTCAGACATTCTCTGAAACTATGACTACATTTGGTATTAAGACTACATCTGGTAAGTCTGTAGACAGCACAACACAGACTCCTTATGCTCTTGATAGTACGTTTGCCGATATTCTTGCAAACGAAAACAATCCGTTCTTCACTCCAAGAATGGTCGCTTCTGAGGTTAACGAAACAAATAGTCTAAGTGGTAATAAGTCTGTTACATTTAACGTAACAATGGAATCTTCTAATGATTCTCTATCACCAATCCTAGACACTCAGAGAACTTCTCTGGTAGCTATCAGCAATAAGGTAACTAGCCCATCTGAGACTAATACAAACGTAGCAAATCTAGATGATAGTACTTTACTATCGAGTAATACAAATATTGCATTTAATGGTACTACAGAAGCTATCACTTCTACAAATGCCACTGCTCGTCAGATTCTACAGACTATTCCTGTGGGTAAGTATGTAACGATTTCTGGTACAACTTCTGGAACAAATGACGGAACATTCCTAGTGACTGGTGTTTCTGATGATGGAACTACAACTTCTGTAACTCTATCTACTAACCTAACAACACAGTCAGCTGGTGCTTCTGTAACAATCAAACTTCGTGAGATGTTTGTTGCGGAGATTGCACCTGTAGGAAGCACTACTTACAGTAAATATCTCACTAAGAAAGTGAACCTAGCGAATGCTTCTACTTTTGCTAGAATTCGTTTTGCTGCAAGTATTCCTGCAGACGCTGCAATTGAAGTTTACTATAAAGTAGGTGCAGTTGGTTCTAATGCTGAGTTTAGCACTCTGAATTGGACTGCATTAAGTTCTGATGCTCCAATCGTTTATGCACAGCAGGGAAGTGATAGATTTACTGATATGACTTTCTCAACTGGTAATATTACAGCATTTGAGTCTATTCAGATTAAACTTGTGATGAAGTCTACAAATACATCGGCTGTACCAAAGATTAAAGATCTTCGTGTAATTGCGTGTGCTTAATATGGAAGGTTTTTTAAAGGTTGAAGGAAAAGATGGTCTCGTAAGAGACCTCTCTTCTGGGGCGATTATAAATACTAATGCCTCTGAGTATGAAAATTATCTCAAAAAACGTAATGCTGCAAAACAACTACGAGAAGACTTGGATAAACAGTCGAAAGAAATAAATAACATAAAGAATGAAGTCGGCGAGATTAAAGAGTTGTTAATCAGGCTTATAAATAAATCTTAGAGGAAAATAAGGAAAAACAATGGCAACACTTGTCCTAAGATCGGTTAAGGGTAGTCCACTCACTAACACTGAGGTGGATACAAACTTCACTAATCTAAATAACGATAAATTAGAAACTTCTGCCTATACAGCTGCAGATGTTCTATCTAAACTTTTAACTGTTGATGGTGCTGGTTCTGGTCTAGATGCAGATACGCTAGATGGTTATAATCAAGATACCGCAAATACGAACAATACTATTGTTCGCCGAGATGGCACAGGTAACATTAACGTATCTACCATTAACGGAAACCTCACTGGTACTGCTTCTATTGCAACACAAGTCACTTTAGTTGCAACTGACACTACCAACGCTACTCACTACATCAACTTCACCGATGCAGCGACTGGTAATGAGAACATTAGAACAGACACTGGGTTAACATACAATCCATCAACAGGTGTACTTTCTACAACTTCTTTCACTGGTGCTGGTACTGGTCTTACTGGAACTGCTTCCTCTCTAAGTATTGGTGGTAACGCTGCAACAGCAACTTCAGCGACTAACTCTACCAATGCAGCAAACCTAGCACTCACTGACGATACTACCACTAACGCTACTCACTACCCACTATTAGGTGATGCGACTTCTGGTAACGATGCGATTAAAGTTTCTAGCACTAAGCTGACATTTAATCCATCTACTGGTACTCTATCCGCAACTATTTTCAGCGGATCTGGTGCTTCAATTACATCTCTAAATGCTGGTAATATTTCAGCTGGTACTTTAGCAGTTGCTCGAGGTGGTACTAATGCTACAGCTACACCAACTGCTGGTGCTGTTGCTTACGGTACAGGTAGTGCATATGCATTTACACTAGCTGGTTCAGCAGGACAAATTTTAGTATCGAATGGTAGCAGTGCCCCAACATGGCAAACAAATACTGCTGCTTCAACAGGTAAAGCCATCGCCATGGCAATCGTTTTCGGAGGATAATTAAATGGCAGCACCAAATATTGTCAACGTCGCCGACATTAAAGGCAACATTGCATTTCAATCGTTAACCAATACGAACGACAATGCTCTTATTAGTAATGCAGCAGCTTCAAATACTGTTTTGAAGATAAACAACATTTTCGTGTCAAACGTAAATGGTGTTTCTGCAGCAACTATTACAC